GGAAAAGCAGTTCGGCGGACCCGCCGAACTGCTTTTCCAGCTCTTTCAGGATGATGGTCTGCGCTTCGGCCATGCGGCCGGTTTCCACCAAGTCCTTGATGACGTCTTTCTGGCCCTGGCTGAACTGGATGCCGGCGCGGGTGAGCGCGGTGATGCCCTTGATTGGATCGTTCAGGGCCTTGCCGACCAGCGTGGTGCTTTCCTGCAGGTCTTTGCCGAGCGCGGTGCTCATGTCCAGAATGGCTTTGGTGGCCTGCGGGAACACTTCTTTGCCAACCTTGGTGAATGTCAGCAGCAGGTTTTCGGCACCGAGGATAGCCTCATCATCATAGGTGGTTATGGCTTGCAGGCTTTCAGCCAGATCGTTGGCCGACTTGGCGGTAACGCCGGCCACGCCGCCGGTCGATTTAATGACCGCATTCAGTTGCGCCTGGGCTTTTTCTGCCTCGATGGTGGCGGTGGCGATGGCGCGGATACCGACCACCAATGTGCCAAGCCCACCGACAGCGCCCAGGAATGATTTCAGGCCACTGGTGATGCCGCCGAAGTTGACGTTTGAAGCGACTTTCTGGGTGTTCTTTAAATCGCCGCGCAGGGTGGCCAGCGCCGACTTGATATCGCGCAGCTCGGCGCCGATGGTGACCTTGAGGTTGGTGTTAGGACTTGCCATCGGTGAGCTTCCTGAATACCTCGTTGAATGATTTTTCGTCGAATTGGGCGGCGCGCATGCAGGTCAGTAATTCAGCCCGGTCTAGCCGCCGTTCCCGCGATCTCATGCGCTCGATGGCGTGGCCGTATGCCTTCAGTTCCGCGAGGGTGTAGCCGAGGATTTCAGCTCGGCGGTGGCCTGCTGAAATCAGGAATTGAAAGCTGTCGCTCCAACCCCATTCGGCTTGGTCGCCACCTGCAGCAGGGGCACCACCTTTCGCGTAAAAAAATCGGAGTTGACCTCGATGATGGCTTTAACCAGGACGCCGAACTCGTCGGCATCTCCCTCTGATAACCACTCGATGGATTGGCCGGTGGCAATGGATGCCGCTTCGATCAGCCGTTCGCCGTGGTCGGCGATCATGCTCAGGAACTCGGACTCGGCGGTGGCCGACACGTCCGGGTTGATATCGTCGAGCAGCGGCCGTACAGCGCGCAGGAACTTTGGAATCTGGCCGACTTTCAGCGGGGCGATGATGAGTTGAGTGTCGCGATAGCCCACCGTTACGGTGGGCGATTCGATGACTTCAGTGCCTTCAGACATGCCTTAAGCAGCCACTTTAACTTTGAAATACTGGCTGATGCCGTTGCCGGTTTTGCTGGTGTCTTTCAGCAATTTGCCGGTCAATTCCAGAACGCCGAAGTCTTCAGTGATCAGGCCGAGGCTCTGCGCTGCGCCCAGCTTCACGCGATAGGCATGCACGGTGACCGGCTTGCCGCTGCGCGCTTCATTCAGGCCTTCGAACACCAGTTCGTATTCCTTGGCCGAGCTGGTGAGCGCTTCGATCACGTTGCCGGCTTTCTTGGTGTAGTCGACCAGGTAGTTTTCGCCGCCGGTTACACGGGCGGTGCTGGTGAACACGATGCCGGAGCCGCTGTAGTTGAAGTCGGTGCCGGCCACCAGGCTGATCTTACCCATACAGGTCAGCACGCAGGTGCCGTCGGCAACAGTGGCGCCAGCAACAATCGGGTAAGTCGGGATGCTGCCGCCCGAGGTGCCGGCGGTGGTGACTTTGTAAAAGTAGCCATTGGCACTGGCCGGAATCAGGTAGACGTTGAGGCCATACACGGTGGTGTTGGCGCGGGCTGCTGCAGCGGTGCCGGCCTGCGAATCCACAACCGGAACCACTGCGGTATCGATCTGGTACAAAGTCGGCGCAATGGCGCCGGCATAGGCAGGAACCACTTCGTCGGTGACGGTGCCGGCCGCAATGGCGGTGGACGTGCCGAATAGTGCTTTGCTGAGGTTTTCCGGCGAGAAATCGTGCGCGCTGATGGTGGCTTCCACCGACCCGATGCGGCGCACTTCGTTGTACGTACCGCCGCCGGCGGCCGTGTAGTCTTTCAGCTCTTTCACGTCTTCGGAGATGGCCAGCGCAAGAGCGCTGCAGTTGCCAATCGCCAGCAGGCCGGCCGATGTACCCACCTCTTTCAGGTAGATTTGGCCCGTGCCAACATATGAATAATCAGGCATTGTGAAGCTCCTTACGCGTGAGGTGTGTAGTTAGTGCTCAGGTTGGCCGTTGTAGCCGGAAATGTTCAGGCGAAGGCTTCACTTTCTAGCCGACCGGAACCTGCGCCGTGAAGCGGATTTCCCAGCCAACCCAGAGCATGCCGTCGGCTGGCGGAATGGGCGCGGCACTGATGAAGCGCGGGAACTGGATGCCGGACGGAAAGCTGCCCTGCTGATACATGAAGGCCTTGCGCACATCGGCGATCAGCTCATGCAGACGGATCTGCGCATCGGCCTGCTGCACGCCCACTTTGGCGAACACCAGAATGCCGGCCTGGTAAAAGGCCTGATTGATTTTTCCGGCATCGCTTTCGGCAGCGGCGAGCGAGTCGATCACCACAGCCAGAGCCAGATCGGCATCGGGCGATACCTGCCCCGGCTCCAAGCTGGCCGTGGCGCCGGCGTTGGTGTAGAAGCCGTTGGCCACGCTGATGCGCTGCAGGCAGGTCTGGCAGGCGCTGAGCAGATCCCAAGTCTTCGGCGTACTCATTGCACCACCACCCAGCGCGTCATCGATTCATCCTGGGCGTCGAGTTCCTGCAGCTTCCAGGTGCGCGAGCCGATTTGTATGCTGCTCAGGCGCGTGGGCACCGGCACTTCGCTCAGGTAGAAGGTGATTACGGTCTTGGTGCCGCCGACCGCGCCGGCATCGGAGCCGAACTCGGCGTATACCTTATCCACCAGGCAGCTGATGCCATCGATGGATGTGCCACCGCCATAGGGCGTATAGCTGCCGATATCGCCCATGCCGGATGAAATCATCGAGCTGGCGATCAGTGCGTCGAATTCCTGCAGGGTGCTTTCTTGGCTCATAGTCCGAACTTCTTGTTGAATGTGGATTTAACTGCCTTCTCAAGCTCGTTCTTGAATATTTCAGGCATCCGGCGCGATGCTACCGTCTGCGCCATTTCGAAAATGTCATAGCGTTTTCGATAAAATGCTCGGCTTACGAAGATAAGGACGGGGCGGATCGCCTTCTTAACCTTCCCCCCAAAATTAAAATTCATCACCTTATAGATTCCGCCTTTACGGCTTCCGGCTGTATTAAGCGCCATATAGTCGGTCGTTACGCCGCCAGCTCGGCGCTCTTTCTTTTGGCGCTTCTCACGTGAATCTACCGTTTCATGCTGATATGAATCGTGGAGCGCTTTCAGTTGCGAAAGGATACTTACCAACTGGCCGGAGCGTATATTTCCGTTAGAATCAATATCTGCGTATTTACCTGGCACTGTGTATTGCCCCTGCGGCAAGGCACCGATTCTTTCAAGTGCGTTTTCATATCCTTTTCGTCGGCGCTGACCACCCAGTACCTGCGCCCTTAAATATTGAGCCGGGCTATTACCCTTGAAAGCCTCATCACGGATAAATATTTCAGCGGCGGGCTTCGACTTTGTGCCCTTCTTGTACATTGCAGCCTTAACTGTCAGGCGCACAGGGCTTTTAAATACCTTTGGAGCAATACCCGCCCACTGCTGTCGAATCTGATAAGCGGTCTCGTTGATGGCTTTGGACGTTGCGAAAGGCACCTGGCTTTGCTCAAGCTCAGTCAGCGCTCTTTCGAACACTTTTCCAGGATCAACATCGAATTTAAGATTAATCACCGCCGCACTCTTTCGGATCTGCGGGCAAGCCGGCGCCGAGCTTGCGCAGCAGGGCGCGGTGGCAGTTCATCAGATCGATCACCGTGCCTTTGGCGTAGTCCGACACCAGCGTGGCGCCCACGGTGCCATCGGACGGCAGCGGCTTCACGATTGGCTTGGTGGCCCACTCCGGCACAGGAATCATTTTTTCCACCACCACGGTGACGGTTTCGGGCACGATGGGCGTGCTGGCGCAGCCGGTAAGCAAGCCCGCGAGCACCGCCACCAGAAAGCCGATGGCGAAATAGCAGAAATGGCGCAGCGCATTCATAATCCGCATACCTTTCTCACATCCGAATTGAGCAGAGCCTCGCAGCTGGGATTCTTGCGCGCCGTACGCAGGCGTTTGTCGAAATCGTTTTGCAGGTCTTCCGCATGCCGCTCAGCGCGGGCGGCTACTTTGCCGGCATCGGCGGCGGCGGCCTTGGCTTTTTTCTCGGCCTTCACGGCGGCGGCAGCGGCGGCGTTCACTTCACGCAGGCGCACGGCGATGATCTGCAGCGCCATTTTCTGCACGGCCACATCGCGCTCCATCTTGGCGAGGTCTTCGGCCTTGCTGTTGGCGCCCAGATTCCAGCCGATGGCCAGAATGCCGATCAGTAGGCCAACGCCCACCAACCATTTCAGCGCGGTGGCGGCATCGCCCAGATCGATGGCTTTCAGATCGAGCTTCATGCGCGCACCGCCAGCCGGGCTTCGTCTTTACGGCGGGCGCAGACGCCATTAGCCACCGCCGTGCCGGCATTGATGCGGCACATCGAGCGCAGCTGCTCGGCGATGCAGGCGGTATCGCGCCGCGGCAGACAGACATCGCGGATCACGCGCTTTTCGCGGTTGCGGTGACCGGTCATGCGCCAGCCACGGTTATAGCCAAGGGAAATCAGCGACGCTTGCGCCGGCTCCGGCATGCCAGCCAGATCGCGGCCCAGGGTTCGGTGCGCCTGCTGGGCATAGGCCGGCAGCGAGCGGTCGCTGAACACCTGGATGGCATAAGAAAATGGCGTGGTGATGCCACGCCAGCGGGATATATTGGCACCGGCGCGTTGGCCAGTGAATCCCGAAGTAAGCGACAGGGCCTGCCTTGAGGGGTGAGCAGACCAGTCGCGTTCGATGCTGGCCGCCGATTGGTGGCCGCCATCGTAACCTATGCCCCAGGTGGGGCCGGATGCGCCGCCGGGCCACAGCACACCGCGATACAGCCGGGTGTAGCGGGCTTCGGAACCGACTTCCCAGCGCACGATGATCTGCGTGGCGAGGTCGGCGATGCGCGGGGTAACGCCGGCGCGGGGCGGAAGCAGCGGGAACAGGGGAACCCCCGCCACTTCCACCATGCGCTCTGGCGCTTCAGCAGCTTGGCCGGGAGAGGCAGCCTGCACCGCTGAAGACGTGAAGGCAATCGCGCTTAACGCGACGGCCAGAAAAATGCGATGAATACGATCAGTAAAACGGTCCATTCGAGGCGGTCCTTGATGAGGATCCAACGGGCGCCGGCGTTGCCTTCGGCGGCTTGTTTCTGCAATACGGCTTCGGCTTCACGCGGCAAGTCGTGCCAGAGCAGCATCTTGAAGAACACCGCAAAGGCGATGGCGCAGGAGGCGTAGCTGGCCAGGGCGGGCAGCTCGGCCAGAAACGCGAAGGGGTTGTCGACCGCGATGCGCGGATCGAGGTGCGCGAACAGCGCGCTGCCGGCAATCGCCAGGAACACCTGGCTGGGCAGCAGGATGAAGAACACGCTCCAGCGCCGGGTGAAGGTTATGGCCTTGGGCGTGTAGCGCCGGGCGGCGGCATTCAGCCAGGCCAGCGCAGACGCGGCAGGCGCGGGCAATTTCATTGTGCGGTGCCTATTTCGCGCTCAACGGAATCGAGGCGGCGGTTGATTTCGGAATGCTTGGAGGATTCCAGATCGAACTTCGCTTCGGTTTCGGCGCGGGGCATGTAGCCGTTGAAACGCAGATTGATGTCGGTTACCTGCGATTTCAGCTCGGTGATTTGGGTGGTGAGGACGGCACTGCTGTCGCGCAGAGCCACCACGGTGTTGCCGATCCACATGATCACCGCCAGGATGATCAGCTGAATGGCCGTTTGGATGTGGCGTTCCATCGTGTTTCGCATAGAGTCCCTGCTGCGGCGTTCGTGGGTTTCGTTCATGGCAAAAACCCGCCGCCGGAGCGGCGGGTTTCCTTGGCTTACGCGGTGAGCGCGTCTTTCATGGCGGCGAAGGACTCGAGGTGGCGGATCGCCAGATCGACATCCTGCAGGGCCACGATGCGGACGGTGCCGCTGGCACCTTGGGTGTACGGGTCGACCATCAGGTCGAGGCCGCCCCACATGCCCATGACCAGGCTGGACCAGTCACCGAAGATGATCGCCGAGCAGATGCCCGATGAAGAACCTTTGGTGAGGTTGCTTGGCACGGCGTTGCTGACAGCGGCTTGATAGCCGTTCAGCGGGGTGTTGCCTGCGTCCCAGATGAAGGGCGAGGCCGCGCCGTTCTTTGCCACTTGCTTGAGCTTGCCGCGCACTTTGGCGTTGGTGAGGTAGCCCAGGGTGCCCACGTCGGCGTTGGCGACCGACACAGCGGACTCCAGATCGACGATGTGCGACCAGGCAGGCGCCAAGCCGTTGGTGCCGCCGGCTACCGAGCCGATGGCCGATGCCAACAGGCCGGTTGGTTCATTCGAGCCGCCACCGGTGATGGCTGCCGCTTGGATGGCCAAGCCCAGAACCTGCGCCAGATCCTGCTGCACGAACTGCTCAACGCTCAGGCTGGATTGTTTCAGCAGCTTGCGGCTGATGTCGGTGATGCCGCCCACGGTTTTCGGCGACATGGTGACCTGATCAAACGCTTGTTGCGATTCGGTCGGGGTGCCGGATTCAGCAACCCAGTAGCCGGTGCCGCCTGCGGTTTGGCGCGGGATGGCGATATTGCCTTGCAGGCCATCCAAAACGCGGATGCCCATGCGGTTGATGACCATGGCATTGCGCAGCAGGGTGATGAAATCGCCAGACAGCAGCTCGGTGGCAACGGTGTGGCCACCCGCGGTTGAGGTGGTCACGTTCAGGTCGCGCTTCAGGATTTCATTCGGAACCATCAGGCCTTGCGCGGCTTTGCCGGCACGTTCAGCGGCGGCGTGCGAGCATTCAATCTCGAACTTGGCTTCTTCGCGGGCGCGGATGTCTTGCGGGTTGGCCAGGAAGTTCAGCGCACGCAGCATCGAGTAGCGCTTCACTTCGCCGCCGGTCAAGCCGATGTCGGCAGTCGGCTTCGGAGCAGCAGCCATTTTTTCCATGGCGCGCTGCTTGAAGTCTTCAACCGACATTTTGCTGGTGATGGCTTCGCGGGCCAGATCGCCGAGTTCGTACTTGGCGTAGGCTTGGGCGGTGTTGAGGATTTCGCTGGCACGCTTGTGTTCCGCGTCAGCACCGAGTGCGCGCAGGGCTTCCTGGGCGCGGATTTCGTTTTCTTCCATTTTGGATCCTTTGATTTGGATAGAAGGGGTTTTGGGTTTCGGTTCAGCGGCCGGGGCCGGAACGTCTTCGGAACGGCCTACGCCCACCGAGGCATCGGCGGGAACGGCGACGAGTGAACACTCGTACGGCTCCCACTTCATGACGCGATAGGTGTCTACGCCGTCTTTCTGGCTTTCCAGCACGGCTTCGGTGATGCGATAGCCGACGCTGACCTTGGTGCGGATTCCGTCGATCACGTCCTGGAATATCTCTTCGGCACGCGCACTTTTTCCGAAGCGTACGATGGCCCGACCTACCCGGTCGGCATCGATGCGTGCTGATTCAATGACGCCGACTTGATCATCGGAACGGTGGCCGACCAGAAGCGGTGCGCCGTCGGTCATGCGGGACATGTCGACGGACTTCTTGCTGTGGTCGAGAATTTCTACACCCCACCAACGCTCATATGGCTCCTCGGAGCTGAACGCCAGTTCGACGGTGCGGGCTTCGAGGTTGATGGCCTCGCGTTTTTCGATTTTGAACAGACGCTCGGCTTTAGTGCCGGCGGCCAGGTCTTTTGGAAGCATGTCAAATCTCGGGGTGAGTATTTGACTTGAGTGTGCCTAGCGTGGGTGGAAATGTTCAGGCGAAGGCTTCACTTTGTGGCTACAGCGCGCCGATCACCAGCAGGGCGGCTTCGTCTTCGTCGCTGTCCCAGGCGAGCGCTGGAACCTGCATGGGGCGGAACGGCCGCAGGCGCGGTTTTTTGGATGCCCCGCCCGCCGTGGTGGATGGCGCGACCAGCTGCAGCGCGCCCCAGGCATTGGCGAACGCAGCGCCCCAGGCTTTGCCCCAGGCCGAAGCCATCAGACCGGACCCCAGGGATCCGCTTCGGTGCCTGCACCGTCGACGGTGAGTGCGTTGACCTTGCGCAGGTCGGCCCAGATTGGGGTGCTTTGTGCGGCCAGCAGAATGGCAGCGGCGATTTCGGCGGCGGTGGGTCCGGTGGATCCGCTGGTGGAAATACCCTGCGCCTGCACCGGCACGGTGTACTGCGCCGATACGTTATACGCGCCGAGGGTGTTCACCACCGGCACACCGCCGCCTTCCACGAACAGGTTGCCGGTGATGGTGAGCGAGTGATTGGCCTCCATCGGGCGCACGCGCCAGCCGTTCAGAAGGAACAGATACGGCGGAATGCTCAGGCCGCCGCCCAGGTCGTCGCCACCCACCTGCTTGAAGGCCGGCAGGTATTTTGCATTGTCCGAGAGCACCACCCAATCGACCCACCGGCTGTATATTTCAGCCGCCGAAACGCTCGCACTGTCGAGCACGATGCGGTTATTGGCGGGGTCGAACGTAATCGCCATTAGACGTATGACCGGTCTTGCTCACCTACCAGCGAGAGCGACAGGGCTTTGCTGCGGGTCAGCGTGCCGGTGGCTACGGAAAACTTGCCGTATCCTGGCCGGATTCCGATCAGCACCACGGCGCGGTCTGTGCCGGCAGTTGCGCCGCCCTGCACGTTGCCGTCGTAGTCGTACGTGAACGCCACCGGGCTGGCGGAAATGGTGCCGGTGATCGGCGTGCCGGAAGCGTCGTTTACCGTGATGGCGCCCGCTTCGCCGTAGTCGTTGCCGGCGCCCGGCGGTGCGGCGAACATCAGGCGATAGCTTGAACCCGCGCCGGCCAGCACCGAGTTGAAGGTAAGGTTGCCGGCGGCGGTATATGGATTCGTGCGCAGCGTGTTGCTGTCATCGTAAAACTCAATCCGGTTGGAGTCGGCCGACAGAATGTTGTCGATATACACCGATTGCGAGGTGATCAGCGTATCACCGGAAAACGTCAACAGGGCGGCGGCGGTTTTGCCGGTGACGCTGCCGGCAGTGCCGGCGGTGTTGATGTTGCTGTTCTGGCGCAGCAGATATTGAATCTTGGTGTAGATCTGCTCCAGGGTGGCACCGTTGCCGTCGATGATGGTCTTGAAGTTACGGCTGACACCGCCGATGGTGCGGCTCTGGTTTGCGCTGTAATAGCTGACCGTGATGCCGGAATACGGCGCGCCAGACATGGCCGCATCGTTGGCCTGAATTTTTAAGTCAGCTTCATTGGAAAGCAGCAGGTTGACGATAAACGGACCGGTGGCCGACTTGCCGGTTTCCGCCATGGTGCCGGTCTTGTATTTCTTGCCGTACTCCCGGCAGAATCCGGTGAAGAACGTGCGCTTGTCGAAGTTGCCGTTGCTGGCGTCGCCGAACACTTGAATGCCTTCGTTGCACTGATCGGTGAACGTGAAGTTGGTCGGCGCGTCGGTGCTGGCGCGCTGGAAGTAAAGCTGCGCGCCGGAGGACACCGTGCCCAAGCCGACAACGCCGGTGTATTCACGGTTCAGCACACCGGCGCTGGAGTATTCGCGCCAGCCGCCATCGCGCAGCATCTGCCGCGTGGCATCATCGGCAGGCTTCCAGCCGCTGTAGTTATTGCCGGCATCCACGCCGAAATAATACTGGCCGGAAAGTGCGTCGAGCGCATTCATCGGGAACGGCGAATCCTGATAGGTTGACGTTGCCCAAAGGTCGGAGAATTTGGAGTACAGAGCCTGGATGGTTACGCCGTCTTTAGCCACCAGATTGCCCGCCACATTCAAGGTGAATGTGCGCGCCGTTTCATCGATGGTGAGCTCGGTGCCGACGTTGAGCTGTGCGCGTGTGGTAATTTTGGCCATGTTCAGTCCTATGCGTAGTTTCTGTCGACCAGTTGACTAACCGGTAGCGATGCGTTTGAAGAGGGAAGTGTGAAGTTTCTGACAAGCGGTACTAATACATAGCCGGGTTTAATGACATCAATATCTACCGCTTGCGGGGTTTCGTATGTATAGGCCCAAGAGCTTCCGGCATTTGCATCCACTGACGCAAGAATTGTCGATGCGCCGGCGGCGCGAACCACAGCATCGGATCCGGTCACCAGGCCGGTGAGGCTCAGGGTGATGGTATCGAGCGGATACTGGTACGCCTGCGTTGTGGTTGTGCTGGTGGTCAGCATGTAGAACGAGGTGATGGCCGTGGTGTTGGCGGTGGTGGTGCTGATTTTCAGGCGCAGTTTGAAGCCGTTAATCGCACTGATACCGGTCAGCGCATTCATCGCCGTGGCCAGCGTGGCCGCTGTGTATGAGGCCGCGCTCATCGCCGAGAAGCCCGCGCCATCGTTTTTGTCGATAGCGAACTCGAACCGGTAGTTGCCTACCGTGCCGCCGGCCATGGTGCCGGCCGTGGCGCTGAATCCGGTGTGTCCGATGATATATTCAGGCGTTTCAAAGGTCGCCGTCATGCCTACTGTGGGCATATACAAGCCGCCGGCCGAGGTGAACGCGGCACCATTGGTGAGCGCAACCTGCGCCGCCGTTAGTCCTGTCGTTTCATTCATCAGAATGGCCAGCCGGCCGGCTGTGGTGCTGGTGTAATAATCCAACCAGTGTGTGCCGTAAATGGCAGTCTGGGCAGTGAGTGCTTTGGTGGTGCCAAGCCCTTTCTGGGTGAAATTCAGCACAGCAGAAACATCGGCCGCATCGGCATAATCGCCGAATATCGATTCATTCAGCACGCGGGTGCTGGAGTTATCGCCGGTCATGATGCCTGTGCGGGTATTGGAGCAATACACGCGCTGCACTTTCACATCAGACGCGGCAGCGCCGGCTGCCAGGGTGTAGATCAGCCCACAGGCGTTGGCCGAGCCGAGGTTCAAGGGCGAGGCATAGCTGCCGATATTGCGCAGCTTGATGTTGGTGCAGCCCGCCGCGCCGACGGTGAGCAGCGCATTGTAGGGGTGTACGTTGGTCAAGCCGCCGAAGCTCAGGCCGTCGATGGTGATGGTGTTGCAGTTCGAGGACGGCTGGAACGCACTCAGCGGATTGGTTGCCGTGGTGGTGGTGATGCAGTCGTAATAAATCGTATTGGTGTATGTGATATTGGTGCAGGTGACCAGATTCACCATGCCCATGTTGACTTCATTGGTGAAGGTGGAATTGGCCACGCGGGTGTCGGTAGCCATCATGGTATTGGTGGCGGCGCGCAGCACCAGTGAAAACCATCGATTTGCACTGAACGTGAAGCCTGAAATATCGGTGAGCGTGCGCACAGCCAACGCGGTGGCTTGCGTGGCGCGGCTCCATGCGCAGTTACTGATGGTGCCGCCGGCGAAGCACAGCGACATGACCAGCGCAATATTCGCCTGCGCCGCCACCTGCCCAACGGCGACATTGTTCCAGACCAAGGGCTGCGCGATCTCGGAAACGCTGAGCTGCTCGGCGATGCCGACATAGCTCAGGGTAGTGGAATATGCCTGGGCGAAGGACGGATACCACAGGCAGTTAACCTTATCCATATTGATCACGCCGCCACCGGTGCAGGTGAAATCGTAGCGGGTGGCCAGCGTGGCATTCGGCAGCGCATTGGTGGCGCGGGCGGCGGTGGTGCAGTTCACCAGCAAGATATTCGGCAAGCGGATGCGGCGGCCTGATGGCGGCACATAGCCGACCGTGTTGGTGCCATCCGAGCCGAAGCGCAGCACGCCACCGGTGGTGGCCCAGCAGACCTTGCCGCGAATGGCGTCGGTCGGTGTGGATGCCGCAGCGACCAGCGAACCGGCGCACGGATACGCCTCATAGACATCGGTGCCGGTGCCGGTTTCAACCCAGATCGCCGGATAATACTGCACCGAGCCGTTGGTGGGCAGCTGGTAGGTGGTGGCCGAGGAACCGGAGGTGGTGCCGACTTCGAACCAGTCGCCGGTCATGTTCACCGAGCCGAGGCGGTTGGCATTGATGGTGGCTGCCTCATCGCCGACCACTTCAATGAAGCCTTTCAGCGGCGCGCCGGAAATGGTGAAGGTGAAGCCCGCTTGCGTGAACGTGCCGGAGCTTGGCGGTGTTCCGCTGGCATTGGTGACTTTCAGCCAGCCGGTTGCCACGCCGGTGAGCACGGGCGCGGCGGTGAAGGCGGAATACAGGCCTATGGTGTTGCAGGTGACGCCGGTTAGCGTGATCGCCGTGCCAGCAGTAAGCGTGCCGGAGCCGGTGGTGTATGGCACCAGCCAGACTTTAGTGGCGTCGATCTTGAGCTGGCCGCCCTTGGTGGCGTTGATGGTGATCGAGCCGAGGCTGTTGGCCACTGCGCCCGACAAGCCATAGCGGGTGTCTTGGTCGATGGTGACGTTGAAGCCGTTGGTGTCGATGGTGTCGCCACCGGTGCGGGCCGTGGCCACGCCCCAGATGCCGGCATTGCCGATATCGCGCAGGGTGGCATTGGCGGCGAGTACGTAGGCCGTCATTTAGATATCCGATTCGAGCTGCGTGGTGCTCTTGATGCGGCCCAGGCCATCACGTTCAATCACGGTTTCGGTTCTGCGGGCCGGCATTTCCAGGGTGATGTTCTGCTCGGGCAGATTGGCTTCCAGCTCCACGGTGACCTGCGCAGGCTCCACGTTCACATTCACCGGCGTGGGTTCCACGTGAACCGTGACTGGCGTTGGCTCAACGGTGACATTGACCACCGGCGCGGGATTGCTTTCGCGCTGATTGGTGATATTGACCACCGGGGCCGGGATGCTGATCTGCGCGGGTTCCTGGTTCAGGTGCACATGCACGCCCTGCTCGCGCTGCGCGTTGATGACATCGAGCGAACGGCTGAGCGCGGCGGCGGTTTGCAGGCGCAGGGCCTTGTCTTCCTCGCTGGGTTCCGGAGCCGGTGCGGCGGGCGCGTTCGGCGGGGCCGGCAGCGTTAAGCCTTTGGCGGCCACCATCTGTTCGAAGGCGGAAATGTCGTCGAGGATGTCCTCGATGTCGACACCCTGCGAAGCGGCGATTTTCTGCGGCGAGGTGAGCAGGTTCTGCATGCCGAGCACGGCGGTTTCCATGTCTTTCTTCGGATCCACCCAGGACCAGCGGCGCGGTTGCCAAACGTGTTCGCGCAGCATGGCCAGCTTGGCGGCTGGCAACGGGGTGCCGTTCGGCAGGGTGATCTTGCCGCCCATGAGCGCGATTTCCAGCCATTCTTCGAACAGCGGGGTGAGCAGCACGCCGATCAGCCAGTTCTGGATCACCATCCACTCTTCGCGCTCGGCCAGGGTGCCGGTGCGGATGGAGCTGAAGCTGACGCCTTCCAGATCGGAGGCCAGATCGTTATACGAAACGCCGATGGCGCTGGCGATGCCGCGCAAGGTGGCCTTGTTGAAGGCATCGAACTGTTCGTGCGGGTATTTGGGGTCGAATGTTTTGAAGTCGTAGCCGGGCGGCGCCACGCTGAACTCGCCAGGCGCCACTTCGGTGATGAAGTTGCCATCGGCGTCGGTATCGTCGGAATTTGGCGGCTCGCCGTTCGGCGACACATACATGCCCATCTGGCTGGCGCCGATGCGGGCGGCGATGACCGCCGCCTCACGGTAGCCGTTCAGATCGTTAAGCCGCAGCATGGCGGCGTGCATCCAGGGAATGCCACGGGTCTGCTCGGGTTCCTGGGCGATGAAGCGGTGGATGATCTCGGCAGCAGGAATGCGCTCGATCTCGTTCATGCCGGCGATGCGGTTGCGGAAGTGGTAGGCGACCGGTCGCTGGTAGGCGTCGATCTCTACGCCCATCACGATGGCGTTGGCGTTGGCGGTGCGGGCGCGGTTGGCGGTGGTATCCAGGCGCTGCATGTCGAGGATCTGCAGCTGGTAGCCGAATTCGCCGAAGCCGTTGCCGCGAAACCGGCGCAGCAGGATCTCGCCGTCGCGGGCCAGGCTGATGGCCAGCACGCGCATCAGGTCGTTAAAGGAGTATTTGCCGGTGATGTCGCAGTTGCCGGGACGCATCCAGCGCCACCAGGCCGACTCGATGGCGGCGTTGGCCAGCGCATCGGGCTTCTTGGGTTGGTCCATGACGCGGGCCTGCAAAGTGAAGCCCTCGGTGCCGACCACGTTGTTGCGCACGCTGCGCCCGAATTTGGCGGCGTATTCGTTATTCTTGAACAGATCGCGGGAACGTGCCCGCAGCGGATCGAGCTGGCCGCGCAGTTCTTCGTCGATGGCGGTGCCGGTGGTTGCCCAGCGGCCGGTGAGGCGGTCGACCTTGGCGGCGTCAAAGCCGCGCCGGGCGGTGCGGTTGCCCGCGCCGAGCCACGCATACATATCGGACATTATCCAAACCTCACTAAGACTTTGCGACCGAAGCCGCCGGGCTTCACGCCGGACTCCAGGCTGACTTCGAAGCGGTATTTATCGCGCAGGGCCAGCAGATCGACCAGCGGGTAGTTGCTGATCTTGCGGCCGGCGATCTCCACGCTTTCCGAGGTGGGCGCTTTCAATTCCAGCCAGGCTTCGATGGCATCGAGCATGCGGCGGGCGTGCGAGCGGGTGTCGCTGGCAGCCACAGCCCCGGCCAGATTGGCCAGCACGCGCACCGATTTGGTGGCGGTGCTGTAGCGCTCGCCGGCCAGGGTAACGCTCTCGGTGAGGGTATACACCCCGGCCGCCCAGGTGGCCGAAACACTGGCCGCCACGGTGATGGCGAAATCATCGCCATCGGCAGTGGCCGCGAAATTGAACACCCCGGCGGGGCCGACCAGCACATACGCCATAACCCACCCGGCGCTGGCCGGATAGGACGGATGGCTGCGCGTCCATTTGTGCGTATCGCCGGCGCGAAGCTCGGCGGGAATTTCGGAGGGTATGTCGGTCATATCAGGATGCTGGGCGATACCGGCGGAAATGTTCAGGCGAAGGCTTCACTTTCCGGCCCGATGCAGTGCCTGCTGGCTGTCGATGATCTGCCGGATGCGGCGCTCGCTGACCCCATAGCGGCGCGCCAGCAGCGGAATGCGCTCGCCTTTGCGCCATTCGGAATACACCCGGCCATTGCGGGCGCTGATCTGGGCGCGCATCTGCTCGCCGGTGGCGGCGATGTAGGGCCGGTCGCCGGCCCAGTCGCGGCGCACTTCCATCTCCACCTCGATCAGCACCACCGCGGCGATCTGCACGCGCTCGGCGATACGGGCCAGCACGTCGCCGATGATGTCGTCGGGGTGGCTTGCCGGTGGCGCCAGCTGCTGTACCTGCTCCGGCGTGCGGTTCAGCGCGAAGGCACTCGGGCGCGGCTCACCAGCTGGTGGCTTTGAAGCCGCGTGGCCGGATAGGCTGCCGGGCGGGTTTGGCGGGTTGTTCGGCTTCAGGGGCTTGGGCGTTTTCATCGGGATCCTTGGTAGGGCTGGCGGCGGTGGTGGCGAGTTTGTGCAGACGGGCTTCGGCAGCATCCCAGTCGGCTTTGGTGCGGCGGTGCAGGCGCAGTTCGGGGTGGTGCGCGGCGGCGTAGGAATAGCCCCAGGTATCGAGGGGCTCGTTGCGGACGCCGGTGCGTTTCTCGAAACGGTTTTTCACCGGGTTGTAGGTTTCGGAAATCAGCCCGGTGAAGTATTCCGGCGGCAGATCGTCGGAGAAATTGACCAGGCGCGCTTCCTCGGCTTTGTCGGCATCTGTGCTGAGCCGGCCGTACAGCATGTGCTTGATGGCCACAGTGCCGACGTGGTAGATCATCACGCCGCGTTTGTCGAGCTGGCCGCGCCAGTTCACATCCTGCAGCTTGCCCTTGTTCAGCACCGGCGCATTGTTCGGCACGGCGCCGAAGATGCCCATGCAGCGCTTGACCTTGCGGGCGCGCACATAGGCTTTGACCGCTTCGGTGCGGTGGCCGCCGCAGTCGATGGCCACGGCTTCGACCCGCATCAGCGCGCCGTTGGCATGTTCGATCGGGCGGTTGAGCAGATCGGTGAGCGCGGTCCAGACGGCATCGTCGGCCGGATCGCCGGGCAGCTCGACATAATCCAGCGTCCAGGCCGCCATGCCACGGCCCCAGCCGGTGATGTGCACGGCCAGGCGGTTATCCTGGGTGTCGACGCCGGCGGTGATGGCCAGCACGCCGTGCGGGGCGCTGCGCAGGCGGTACGGCAGGGCGCGGTCGGCAACGATGTTGTGCTTGACCTGGCGCATCGCCGGGTCTTCCCAGGCTTCCGCCAGGCGGTCGTTGATGAAGGTCTTCAGGCTGGACGGATCGTTTTGGGCGTCTTTCCACATCTGCGCCAGCTCCAGCCAGCGCGGGCCGAGGCCGATGGGGTAATACAGGCAGTTGGTCTGGAAGCCCTCGATGTCTTTTTCCGGATGCGCCGACACCCAGCCGATGCCGCGCTCGCCGGCGCGTTCGCGGTTATCGGCATCGAGGATCAGCCGGGCTTTGTGGTGCTCCTCGATGCACACGCCGCACTCCCGGCAGGCATACCAGACCTGCGTTACTTCCGGATTCCAATGCAGGCCGGACCATTCCAGCGGCTGCTTGTGCAGGCACTCAGGGCATTCAATGTGGAAGCGCGCCTCGGTGGATGACAGATACAGGCGCTCGATGCGGCTGAGGCCGCGGATCTGCGGGGTGGAAATATACAGGCGCTTATAGGTGGCCGGGAACGCCGAGGTGCGGCCGTTCAGCATGGCCACCGGATCGTCGCCGCTGGACAAGTTGGCGGCGAATTCATCCAGCTCATCCACAATCAGGGTGCGCACGGTGGTCGACTTCAGGCGCGACGGCGAGCCAGCGTGCTCCAGATACAGCTGGCCACCGGCGAATTCCTTGAAGGTGCGCTGATTGGCGGAATCGCGGCTGGCGGTGCTGCTGAGCGCACGCTGCGCGGCGGGCGTTTCTTCCAGCATGGGGTTGAGTTTCTGCGCCACCCATTTGTTCATGCTGACCTCGCCCGGCAGGCAGACCATGATCGGGCCGGGGTGTTGGTCCATGCAGTAGCCCAGGGTGTTCACCGCTACCTCGGTGTTATGCGTGGGAATCATCGCTTCACCGGCAAGGTACAAATGGTCCGGCGAATCCACAGCGATGCAGCGCACCGGAATGCTGGGGATTTTCTCCACGCCGGTGATGTGCCGCATTGTTACCATAGCGGCGCAGCGCACACTGGGCTTTTCTAGGCACTTCGCCAAATGGCGTTGCAGCCTGAACACACGGCTATTCCGATGCGCGGGGAATGTGATGCGACAGCTATCTTTTCGAGAGGTCTTTCGCCACACATAACGCGGCCTAAAACCAAGGCTACACAGTAGTTCAATCACCTGCATGGCCAACACCGGGATCGATGAGGTAAATTCAGCGATGCCATCAACGGCAGCATATCCATCTGAGTCCATCAAGCCCTGCAACAAAGCAAGACGCTGCTCACTTGAAGCCCGCAGGTATTGCTTTGGAATGTGCTTATTGTTTAATACGCCCGCTTCGCGCAGACCGGTCAGAAAACCACCCCGCAAGCCGTAACTGGTTGCGAGGCCGGATGACTGGTGCTTGCGCGGGCTTGGGTCGTATTCCGCAAAGGCATCTACGATCTCTTTATCCATCGTTGTGATTGCAGCCTGCGCGCTGTTGCCATCGCCCAGCCACAATCCAAGCAAATAAGGGTCCATCGGCAGCTTTTGCGCTGGCAATTGCAACGCGCCGGCCACCATCACCCCATAGCGCGACTGTTTGCCCCGTGTGCGATATGTGCTGGCTAGGACGTGGGTTTCCAGCACCTTGGTATTCGCATAGGGTTCAGCACTAACTTCAGACCGTGTGCGAACAGATCCGCAGCTTGATTCGCGGCGCTTGATTTCTTTACGGGCCTCATTGCACTGCTGCAGGTCGATTACCGACCAGCGATGCCCGGCATCAGCAATAATCTCAGATCCATCTGAAAACGTGACCCGATAACAATCGTGGCCATGAAACACTTCGGAAGCTGCAATCACCGAAACCCGCTGACCAGCAGAGCCGAATACCACATCGCCTTGCTTAATATCTCCCATTCGAGTCCAGCCGTCAGGCGTTGCGATGGGCGTTTGTACGTCTAAGGCTTTCCCGAGCTGAATCGGGAACACCAGCACCACCACCTTGGCCCGGCTGCGGGCGCTCATGCAGTCCATGGGCTTGCGAAGGATGGGGTTGCGGCTGGTGCGCCAGCGGCCGGGCTCCGCGCTGCCCTTGCTGCTGAGCACGCGGTTGGCATCGGACCACTGCGAAACGGTCTGCGGCTTGCGCGGCGCCAGCGCCTTGGCGATGGCTTCACAGATGGCGGCGTGGGCGTTGATCATTCGGGTTTGATGCTCTGCTTGCGCACCGGCGAATTGAGGCTGCCGGCCCGTGCCGCTTTAACCCCGTTGGCCAGGCGCAGTTCGGCGGCGTTGACCAGCTCGATGACGCTGCGGGCGCCGGCCTGCAAGCCGCGCTGCACCCATTGGTAGGAACGGAACGGCACGAACTGGCGGTGGATTTCGCCAGCGGTAAGATCGAGGTGCGTGGATCCGTCCGGCGCGTTGAAATCGTACTTTGGCAGAACGCTCATTTATTTTTACGCTCCGGGCTGGGTTTGTTGTAGGTGCCGTCTTCTTTTGGGCTGAGGCCGGCCGCCACATACCAGCGATGCAGGCTGGCGATGGCTTCGCCGGACACCGTGACGGTGCCGGGGATTTCTGGAAAGTCGCCGGGCGCGCTCATGCTTTGGCATCCACGGCGTTCAGCGCGGAATCGAGACAGTTCAGCGCAGCCAGGTGGTCGCCCTTGCGCAGGTGTTCGCAGGCATCGCGCAGGGCGCGGATCAGCGACAAGCGGCCGGAACCGTATGCGCGGCTTGAGCGATCCTGTCGGTAGTCCATCGCCTTGCGAAGCCCCAACGCCTTAGCTTTCATCTTGACGCTTCCCACATTGCGGCCGATGGCCGCCGCCACTTCACTGGTGGAGTGCGTGGGGAACAGCGCTTCGAGCTGCCGAACCTGATCTTCAACCCAACCATCGGGCCGCGCAGCGCGGGGCTTGTTTGAATGGCGGGGTACCATCACGCCAGTGGGCGTGCGCATTGGCCGAACCCCAGCAGATGTGCGCACCGGCCGGGCTTGGATGCGGATCGGCTGGCCAGCGCGTTCATCGTGCTCCGGCTTATGCAGGCCGGCCACTTTCAACACCGGCTTCATCAGCCCGAGTTTCACGGCCTGGGCTTCCACGTCCTCTACCGATCGGCGCAGATTCTTAGCCAGCACTTTGGCGGGCTGGAATCCGAACCAGGCGCGCAGCATTACCATGTCGGGCGTTTTCCAGGGGGCGGCGTGCTGGCTCATGCTACGCCGCCATAAATAGCAGAAAACCATGCCACAACAGCTAAGCGCTCATTCTTTGAGAGGCCGGCCATATTGCTATCCATTGCTTGCGACAGCAAAGACATACATTCGATGCTGGGGTTTAGATCATCAACCTGAACATTGAACACATGCGTTCGGAAAACCGGGGGAATGTTTAGCGCGGGCTGCTCAAGAATAATTTCTCTGGGCTTAATGGCAAAGAGCTGGTGATCTGGAGTCATGCTGCACCGCTTAGCCGCAGCTATTGCACGGCGCTCCGCATAAGATTCGTAAATGCCGATTAAAACCGCGCCCAGGATGATGAGCGCAGGGAATATGTATTCGTTCATGCGGCGCTCTTTGGCGGCTCTGGAGCCGCCGGCACAGCTTTCGCGAACTGGCTCCTGTGCATCATGATGGCGTTATGAATTAACTGGTGCGCACGGTGAACGCGGCCTTCAGCGAGATATGACTCGGCGTTTAACAAGGCATGTAAAAGATTGGATTCCATAGGGGTCATGCACGGCTCTCCTTTTCTGAATTCTTTGAAATTTGCGCGAACTGCCGCGCTGCGTCTTCGAGCGCATGCTCGATGGTGTCGGCCATCAGGCTGCGCACCTGGGCTTCATCGGTGAGGGCCGCCAGCTGCGGGCCGAGGATATCGGGTAGCTGCTCAAAGCGGGAGCGCAGCCCGGACATGGCCGAAGACACCACGGCCAGCACGTCATCGGCGGGCAGCAGCTTGCCCATGGACTGCTCGTAATCGCGCCGGGCGGACTTGGCCAGGTACTCCTCGCGCATGGCCTTCGATTCCTGGTAGCGCGGATTGCTGCCCAGATCGGCGGCCGGCGGCTCTGAATCGCTCTGTGCGGCGTCAGGCGCCGGAAGCGCGGCTACCGGCAGGGCAGCGGCACGATTCGCTGCGTGGCGCGCAGACACGGCGAACTTGGACGGGTCCATGGTGTCGGCGATGCGCTGGATGGATTCAGCGACCTTGATCAGCTTGCCGCAGTCGCTGAGCACCAGGCGGCCCTCGCCCTTCAGTTCGGAAATGTAGGACGGCTTTTTGTGGATATGGCGGGCAAAGGCGCGCAGGCCCATTTCCAGAGGTGCGCTCATAATCCACCCCCTACCACTACTTTTCTTTCAGCAAAATAAGATAAAGAGATTGCGCGGGCGCGAGAGCGCGTCTGTATCGCATCGGGGCGCGGTGTTCCGCATACTGTTCCGCATGATAAGGCGTCTGTATCGCATGTGAGGCATGTAACGCATGCTACGTGCGCGGCTTTCCGTGTGCATGCATGGGTGATGGAATGGCGCAATGCTTTCATGCGCACGCGCATGTAAGGTGTGTTACATGCGTTACATGCATCACTGGCGCACCTCTCAGCGTTTTGGCTTATCGGAACATGCGGAACATTAAGGCTTTGATGCGGAACAGCGCGATCAATTCGCATACGGATCTCCCCGATAGCCGGACACCATCTTGCGGAATTGATCGATGGACTCACCCAGCCAGGACGGCTCGGCCACGTTTTCAGGCGGCCGGGCGGCGCCCATCATCACCACCGCACGCGGCCCGACGCGGGCGCCATTCTGGTCGTAGCGTTTTTTGAAGCTGGGCGTGTTGTGCTTGCGGGCGAAGGCGTGAATGAGCTTCGGCTGATTGGCGTGCCGGTTGCCGGTGCGGGCGCACCAGACTTTATACAGATCGAACAGGTCTTCACTCAACGCCGGCATGGGCCGGCAGTCGCCGATATCGCCGGACTCCAGGGCGTAGAAGAACCGGCTGGTGGAATCCAGCGACAGGTTGATCAGCTCATCCTTGGCCACAGTCATCGGCGGCGAGCTGCTGGGGCCGAAGTCGGCCAGATCGAGGTGCAGCAGGTAATCGTGCAGCGCGGCGGATCCGCCATTTGCAATCTCATCGGCCACCGCCTGATAGAACGTGGGCAGCAGTTTGTCCGGGGTCCAGATCACCACGTGGCGGCGGTCATCCTCTTCCAGCACCACCGGCATGATCTCGTTGGATAGGAACACCACGTTCACGTGGTTGCGCTCATCGTAGGCGTTCATGTTTTTCGGGTTGATGCGGATCCACTCGCCGGTGATGAAGGCCTTCAGCTTGTTTTTGATGTGGTACAGATCGGAGCGCGCCACCACCTCATCGGCGATCAGGAACAGCTTGCGGCTGGCCCAATCGTTGAACTTGTCTTCGATGGCGCCCTGGTCGATGATGCGGCCGTACTGGCCGTAGATCGCCATGATGGCTTCGAAGAACATATTTTTACCGGTGCCCTGCGGGCCATGCAGCACCAGGGTGGTCTTCATCTTGGCGCCCGGATTCTGCAGCGGATACGCCAGCCAGCGCAGCACCCAGCGATACAGATCATCGGGGCGGCTATCGGCCGAGCACATATGGCGCAGCAGCTCCAGCAGGCGCTCGCACTTGCCGGACTTGGGCTGCGTTGGCCAGCCGGCCCACAGGTTGCAGGTGACGTTTTTGTCGGTGCAGGACGGATCGAAGCCGACATTGCTGACCCGCACGATGGCGCGCTTGGGGTGTTCGGCCCAGGTGCGGTGCAGGTTGCGGTTGATGCAGGCATCGCGCATATCGCCGAGCGTCAGCAGGCAGTGTTCCTGATCGTCGAATACCGTGCCGCCCTGGCCATACACCAGCGAGAAACGGCTCAGCAGGTCTTCGAGGGATTCAATCGGCGCGAGTTTTTCATTCACCCCACCCCCCTGCTCAGCCTTGCGCCCGGTGGGCGCCGGCGTGGAAAGCCAACCCTTTGCCGAGAGTGCGGCTTCCACCTGCACCCGCACCGCCTGCAGGCCGTCATCGGCGTGCAGATCGTTGAAGTCGGTGCGCTTGTGGCCCTGCTTCATGAAGCGCTCGATGCGCCGGGCTTCATCGGCCCAGACCGGCTTCACCCAGGAGCCGTCGACTTCCAGCGCCGAGGCACTGGCGGCGCCCACGCCGGCGTTCTGGCGCTTGTGGGCATTGCCGCAGCGCGGGCACAGCGTGGGGTGTTCGGACAGCATGAACGGCGTGCCGCACTTGGCACCATCGACCAGCACCGGGCAACGGCCGAAGGCGTCGTCGTCGGCGCAGATCAGCACCTTCACGCCACGGTAGCGCTTGCGCAATGCCACGGCCACGGGGCCGATGTTGTTGGCATCGAAGGCCACCACCACCGGCAGGCCGGTGGCAGCATGCAGGCTGGCGCCGGTGGCGTAGCCCTCAGCGACCAGCACCACCTGCGACGGCGTGCCGATCTGGAAATAGTGACCCTTCTTGGCCAGGCCAGCCGGCCAGAATTCTTTCTCCGGGCGCTGCGCCTTGGCGGCTTCAGCGGCATCGCGGATCAGCTGCAGGCCGTGGATGCTGCCGGAGCTGTCCAGCATCGGGATCATCAGCGTGCCGCCCGGGGTTTGCTTCAGGCCGTAGCTGTTGACCGCTTTGCGCGCCAGGTATTGGTTGTCGTCGACCTCGACGCCTTGGGTCCAG